TACATGGGGCAAACGGCCCTTATGGGAATCCTCGGCTTTTATTTCGGGCCATCACCTAATAGACGATGATTGATCGAGTGTCAGTTTTAGGAATGTCAGGCACAGCGGCCACCTTTGGCCTGTCTGCATTTGATACCGTCATCGGTATCGCGGTTGGCCTGGTGACCTTGGTTTATATGTCCCTAAAACTTTGGCAGGAGATTAAGAAGAAGTGAGCCGATATCGATCATACGGCAAACTAGACGATCCATTCGTGACAGAGGGGGATACCTTTTTTCTGCGAATGAATGCTCGTCTGCGGCCTAATCAGTTGAAACCTGGTGAGGTAGCCCTATCCAAGAATGGCCGGATGAACGATGACGGCACCTGGCAACCCCGCAAGGGATTATCGACTCTGTTCGGATCGATCACCTCGGGAACAGATGCCATCCGTCTGCCCTATGTCATCCAATCGGCATCCCGCTCATCGGGAGTGGTGACAATCGTATTGGATGACACTCCGAGCCTATCCTTTATCCCAGGTGAAAATATAACTGTGGCAGATGTGGATGCATCGATTGACGGCACTCATGCATTAGCTTCTGTCAATTTTACGACTAAGACACTGACATTTGCCAACGCTGGAAGCGATACCACTTTCTCGGTACAGGATGCATCAGTCGGAAACACATCCGTCTGTTCTGCGGGCAATTCCATAGCTACAACTTTAAATTTTACCATTAACGATGATGGAGTAAATGCGGTTTATGGATCAGCGGTTTACAGCGATGCCTCATCGAATAATGACGATTACATTTTCTCGGCCACCAATAATCTAGCAGTCATCATCCGACTAAAAGACTCAGCACTTTTCAAATGCCGGTACGAGGCAGGAGGGGAAACAGTAGATGGTCCCGTAGGCATGACCCAGGGGTTCGATAAGATGTTTATCTTCCGATCCCGTAAGACCACTCTTTCTGCAAGCCCGGCACTTAACTCAATCGGAATATCTTCAGCATCCCAATCGGGTCAGACAATTACTGTAAATACATCCACGAATCATGGACGGGTGACCGGTGACTTTGTCACGCTGACCAACCTGGGGAATTGGACAGTAAATCCGAATGACTGCTATCAGATTACTAGGATAAGCGACACTCAGTTCACGGTTACAATGGCATCCTCACAGACTGCCACTTTTAATGTTTCAGGAGCACAGGCTGAGTATTTCGAGGATTTTACTCGGGTAGATCGTGGTACTTATACAGCACCTCAGTACTTAACCGACACCACCGCTACCGCATCTAGCGGGGTGGTGACAATGGATGTGGTAAATCATGGGTTGGAGATAGGAAACGAGATAACCATTAGAAGTGGATCATCCCCGTTTGATTTATTCGTGAATCAGAAGGCGATTGTCACTAGTACTCCTACTGTCGATCAGTTTACATTTAATCTTGGCGTGGAGAATGTTTCGCTAGGAGCATCCCTTACCGCATCCCGTCAACTAGCAATCGGAAAAGGATTCATCCATATGCCGGCGGCTCCCTGGGGGCAGTTTCATCAGCGTAGACTATGGGTTCCTTATTGGTTTACCTCAGACGCATCACCGACTGATCGTAATAATCGGGATGAGATTGTAGCATCTGATATTTTAGATTCAGATACCTATGATCGGATTGGTAATCAGTTTAGAATATCTGCGGGTAAAAGTGATTTCCTAGTAGGCATCCAACCATTTACTCAGGATACTCTTGCGATATTTAATCGTAAATCTATCCACCTGATGACAGGCGTAAGTGGATCTCTTGCCGATGTAAAAACCAATGTGGTAACAACTGAGATCGGAGCATCTGCCCGCAAGTCAATCGTTCAGGTGGCCAATCAGATTATGTTTTTATCCGACCAAGGGATATACCAAATTCAGTTCATGGACGAATATAATTTGCGGGGAACAGGCACACCTTTATCGGAAACTATTCAACCATTCGTGGACCGAATAAATCAGGACTATGCTCACCTATCATGTGCCGTTTATTTTGACTCGAGGTATTGGTTGGCAGTTCCATTAGACTCAGCACCTGGGCGAGGAGATGCTACCAAGCTCAATGCAATTATCGTATATAATTTTATCAACGGAGGCTTTGAATCTATCGACCAGGTAAACTCCACCGAGTTTGCTATTCGCGATCTGATCGTTGCCCGTGAAGGAGCACAGAACGCTCTATATTTAACTACCGAAGAGGGTGGAGTCCACAAGGTAGATGGTTTTGAGGGAGGCGATGTTGTCTCACTCACCGCAGGACAGGCAGAATCGGAAACGATTCCCGTAGTCAGTCAGTTGACCACTCGCCAGTACGATGCCGACTCGATGGACCGTAAAACCTTCAGCCGAGCCGAGCTTCATGTAAAATCGAATACCGGCTTTTCGACTGATGGTAATATTCAGTTTATCACCGAAGACCCGGACTCTACCACTCAATCCACAAGCATATCATCCTTACTCGGTAGTAATCTTCCCGACTCAGAAGAGGCATCGGTAAGGCTTAGAGTCAACAAAAGGGGATTCGGTGTGCAGGCAGACTTTCAACCAACCAATGGCAGACCCTATCTTCGGTCAGCCAAGGTGGACGCTAGAATTACAGATCGCTCCACCACATCAGTTTCATAGGAAAAATAAATCATGGCTATATTACAAACAGGACAATCATTCTCATCAGGCGATCAAGTCACATCACAAAAACTAATGGACATCGCCAACCTGGCAACCTTCGATGACCCGGCAGATGGTTCAACTATAATAGTTAACAGCAACACATATGGGGTAACTAGTGGTGATGGTAAACTAAAAGTTAAATCAGGAGGCATTAGTTCCAACGAACTGGCGACTGACTCAGTCATTACTGCCAAGATACAGGATGATGCTGTAACATCTGACAAGCTTGCCCACATATCAAATCTCAATGTGCTTGGTAATGTGAGCGGATCGACCGCCGCACCTGTAGGCGTAGAAATCAAGGATGAGGATGACATGGCATCTGATTCAGCAACTGCTCTTGCCACCCAGCAAAGCATTAAAGCGTTTATTGATAATGAGGTTAGCACAATTAATTCTAGTATTGCAGGAGTGCCGTCGAAATATACTGAGGCATGGTCAAACTCGATTGGAGGTGTATCCATAGCTAACCAAGCTGTTGTAACTATTACTCACAACTTGGGAACGACCGATGTGACTTGGACGATGTACGCAAATACTAGTGCTTCAGATATAGGAGCGGCATCTATACATGGTCACGATATTTTTACAAGTGGACGATTTGGTGCATTAGTTAAAAATTTAACAAGCAATACAATTACATTTGAGTTAGCGCAAAATGGATACTCATCAGCTAACGGTTTCGGTGCTACGAATACTAACAACTTTGCCGGATCATATGTTAAAGTCGTTATAATCGGATAACCTTTCCAATGTATAAAAATTAAAAATTTACTAACACAACCAACCTATGGATATTTTCGACAAACTATTTAACAGGGAGCCAAAGGCAGAACCAATGCCTGACCCTAATATGAAACGAATTTCTGAGATGTCAGGCAGGTTATCCGCACAGGATCGCCAGTTATTGGATGACATGGTTTATCTTCAGGAATCTCGCAGTAAGATAATGAATCCAAAACCTCCCCAGGGTGAGAAGTTGGCGTACATTAATCCAATGGAAGAGGAGATTCTCAGGAACTCGGGAGCATCGGTTCCTACCATGACTCCTGAAGGGATTCCATCCTTTGCACCCGATGATCCTCTTAAACAAGCCGCCGCTCTTCTTAACTCAGCGGCTCCACAGGGTGAATCACTCGCTTACATAAATTCCGAAGAGGCAGAAATGCTCAAGGATGCCGGTGGAGCAGGTGAGCCGGTAAACAGTTCAGGCGTTCCATCGTTCTTCCTGAATAAACTTTTTGGAGGAGGAAAGAAACCACCTCCCATGCCTGAGTTAAATGTCGGTAAATCGGCAAGAGATTATGTGAATGCAATGGCTGATGCTGGGTTACAGGATTCGCTACTGGATGTCCGCAAACAATTTGATCCGCAGTATCAGGATTTACAGATAAGCCTCGCCCAGCGAGCCGCTGATCCTATGGCACAGCTTGCCGAAAATCAGGCGATGCGAGCACAGGAGTTTGGAGCACAGATGGCCGAGCGTCAGGCAGGTTCAGATATATCGATGATGAATCGATTTGGTGCTGATTTTAATCAGGCGGTAAGGGCATCCGATCCGCTTATGCAGGCTCGCGTGGAACAGGCTAATCAGTTGGCCGACCAGGCATTCAGAGAGTCTCAGATTCAGGACTTATCTCCTGAGATGAGAAGACGGGCGACTCAATCGGCTCGGGAGGGATTGGTGGCTCGAGGCAGGGACATGGACAATGCGGCGATTGCGGCCGAGGCGATGAGCAGGGAAGATTATTTACGGGACATCATTCGCGATAATCGAGACGATGCGATGAAGTTTGGCGGGTATGCAATGCGAGGTAACCAGGCAACCTCTGTCGATCCAATGGCTATGCTTAGAGGTGGAAGTAATTACACC